CGCCTCTGTAAATATGTTATAAAAAGAATCAAACTTTATAAGATACAGAATGATTTATCTTTTGAACATGATATAGGAAAGAATTGGTGGCGCACTAATAAGTGGGAGGCAATAAATGACAGCGAATCAGAAGCAAGTGGGCGGAATACACTACAAAGCTGACTACCAGCACTGGGATTTTGTTATCATCACCGGTATGGGCTATCTCGAGGGTTGCTCCACCAAGTACGTGACTCGGTGGCGTAAGGCCAAGGGTATTGAAGACCTACTTAAGGGTCAACATTATCTGGAGAAGCTCATAGAATCTTATGATATATACAATATTCCTGAGCTAAGAATGGATGGTGCAAGACTAAAAGAAGAAACAGATAAGTTTGCAAAGGCTAATAACCTGATACAGATGGAACGAGATTTTATTTATCTACTTTGTAGCTTCCAGAGTAGAGAAGATCTTGTGGAAGCTATGGCACTCCTGGTGTGGATTGTTACGGGAGCAGAAGCTAGAGATCTCACCAGAGCAAGAGGAGAACCAACATGGCCTGGAACACCTGAAAATGGTGGGCATCATAGCAAACAAGAAGACGTATAAAGGCCGGTGGTGCGTCTCAGGCCGGTGGGCTGGCCTAGTACCGGCCACCCCATCAACCCGCACCAAAAGGCCGCGCTGCTCTAAATAGGGGCTATCTAACCGCAGGGGTAAAGGCATGGCTAGCAGGGGTAAACTCAATCCTAATCAACTCCCACTATTCGTGCCTAATAGTGAATGGGTATCACCAACAAATCTCCCAGATTTGTCACACGAAACCGAAGTAGCAATAGATGTGGAGACAAGAGATGACAGCCTCGCAAAAGACAAAGGTCCCGGCTTCTATCGATATGAACGCGCCAACCCCAACACCGGATTCATCTGTGGAATATCTGCGGCGTGGCGAGAACATAATATCTACATACCCTTACGACATTATGATACCCAATGCTTTGATCTGGAGATGGTCAAACGATGGCTCGCTGCATTATGCCAGCAGTCCCATACAACATTCGTCTTTCACAATTTCCAATACGACTGGGGGTGGATACAGGCTGTGTGTGATGTACGACCTCCCAAGCAAATAGATGATACTGTGGCCATGGCATCCATGGTAAATGAGAATCTATCCTCATTTAAGCTGGACGACCTCTGTAGATGGCAAGGCCTCCCCGGCAAAGATGAAACACTATTGAATGAAGCTCTCGCTGTATTTGGTGGGGAAGGTAAGCAAGATCTATGGCGTTTGCCGGGATGCCATGTCGGGCCGTATGCTGAGCAAGATGCAACATCTACCTTGAATCTGGCGCAGAAGTTGCGGCCACTACTGTCGGCCGAAAAATTAGATGTTGCATATCAGGTTGAACGAGACTTGATGCCGGTAACACTGGCCATGAAACAGCGCGGTATCCGTGTTAATCTAGAAAGAACTAATAAGCTGCATGATGATATCAAGTTACGTTGTACTGAAGGATTGCAGCAACTGAGTAGTAAGCTTGGATTTAAAGTTACCATTAAAGAGATACGCCAGAGCCGGTGGATACAAGCACAATTCGAGGATAGAGGATTGTGGTATCCTAAAACAGCACCGAGTGAAACATACTCAGATGGACAGGCCAGCTTCGAAAAGAATTTTATGGCAAACCATGAGCATTGGTTGCCTCGTGCTATCTATAAAATAAAACATCAATATGAACTAGCTGATAAGTTTCTTCAGAAATTCATTTTGGATTATGCTCATAAAGGTAGAGTTTATCCATCCATTAACCAGTTCCGGAGCGAAGCTGGAGGTGCTCGTTCTCACCGGTTTAGTTATAGCGATCCAGCACTGCAACAGATGCCTAGCCGGGATGACGAATATGCACCTCTCATTCGCTCTTGCTTTATCCCAGAAGAAGGTGAGTTATGGGGTAGTATTGATTATAGGCAGCAAGAGTATAGACTCATTGTATTTGTGGCCGAACGATCGAAATGTAGAGGCGCTCATGAAGCAGCAGAAAGATATCGCAACATTCCGGACACTGATTTCCACGATTACGTCGCTGGACTTACCCGGCTTCCACGTCGCCGTGCTAAAGATGTCAACTTCGCAACCAGCTACGGAGCCGGTGTGACAAAGTTCGCGGCAATGACTGGTATGAGTCAAGATGAAGCTCGGCAAGTAATGGAGATATATTATAAGGAACTACCTTTTGTTCGTGAAATATCAAACAAGTATCAAAACTTTGCTGCTGAAAATGGATATATCACTATGCTAGATGGAGCACGCAACCATTTTAATCTATGGGAACCAGCTTACAGAGACTTTGCTAAAGAAGAAGAATATAAAAAACGCAATACAGGAATAGGCGTATATCCTTGCAGTGAACTAGAGGCAGCACGGCGACGCAGAGATCCTGATCATCCATGGTATGGCGAACGTATGAAGCGTGCGTTCACACATAAAGCCTTCAATCGTATTATTCAAGGCACTGCCGCACGGCAGATTAAGAAAGCTATGGTCCTTATTGATCAGGCTGGATACGGTTCTCGTATACTGCTTCAAATTCACGATGAACTAGGCTTCAGCTTCAGTAGTTCAGCTCAAGCTGAAGACTGTGCTCAAATCATGGAAGAAGCATTGCCGGTGATAACTATCCCGATGCTAACTGATATCAAGCTAGGGAATAGCTGGGGAAATCTACAAAAATAATTTTCTTTTTGGGCTTGCAATCCGTCCCGGCATATGCTATACAAAAGAGTGAGTACAAAGCCAGACAAAAAAGAGGAGGTTAAATATGACTGATACTCAGGCTACGGGGCCATCATCTGCTGAGCCCACTGAAGGCAAGAAGAGGACCCCTAAGATCAAGAAGGCCGAAGCAGCCACCAATGGTGAAGGCACTGCTACCAATGAGGAGAAGGTTTCCAGGCCGCGCCTTCCCAGGGTTCCGGAGGAATATGTTGTCACGGTTCTTAAACCGGGATCAAAGTCTACTACGGCTGCTGAGCGATTCAACGTATATCGCACTGGCATGACCATCAAGGAATATCTGGATATCATGACCAACGAGCCATGGAGCCGTTCGGCGGCCAGCACTTGGGCTGATATTCGCTGGGATATGGATCCTGTCCGTGCGTTCATTAACGTTGGCCCAACAACGGTGGATATTCCGCCGCCCCCTCCCCCGAAGGAGAAAAAGCCCAAGAAGGCAAAGAAGGCAGCGGAAGCAGAAGCTGGTGGAGCAGAGTCTGGAACGCAGCCCGCAGCCTGAAATCCTAGAGGGAAACTAAGCCGAGCATTATGCTCGGCTTTTCTTTAGGTGACTGACATGAAACTCATTGTTGTAGATACAGAAACATCCAACCTCCCCGAAAAGGGAGGAGCTATGATCGAATTAGCATGGATCACACTATCTGAACCAGATTGGAAACAAACAATATCATACGAAAATTATATCCAATATGATGGCCCTATTGATCCAAAGGCCCAAGCGAGTAATCACATTAAGCCTATCTGTTTGAAAGCCGAACGTGGAGCAGTAACACGTGAACAGGCTATTATGGATCTGGTTAATGAGGTTGAACCTGATTCTTTTTTTGTTGCTCATAACAGTGATTTTGATTCTAAGTTTCTCCCAGAAATAAACAACCCTTGGATCTGCACTTACCGGGTAAGTAAGCGAATCTGGCCAGAAGCACCCGGTCATAGCAATCAAGTTCTGCGTTATTGGCTAGGTGTTGAGCCTGATTTATCTATCGCCAAAACAATCAAACATAGGGCTCCACACCAAGCGCTTTATGATGTAGCCACTACAGTCAGCATCTTGCAGAAGATGCTGACTCGCCACTCCCCGGCTGAACTCTATCAGATAACTGGTACTCCACAACTGTTAAGATTTATTGAATTTGGAAAACACAAAGGAACTGAATTTAAAGATATACCAAGAGACTATTTAGTCTGGCTTCGTGGGCAACCAACTCTAGACCCCGATCTTAGATACACATTAGATTCTGTTCTGCAAGGAGGTGTGCGATGACCAGTCGTCTTCAGATAGCACCACATGCGATGCACTCCCGAGTTGCCAATCAACTCTGGGTAAACAAGACACCTTGGGTCTATCCTATTAATGGTTCTCCTACTAAGCAAGTAAGAAAGCAGCCGCCTGAAATTAAAAAGATCGCTAGGTTTGGTTACAATCGAAAACTAAGATGAAAGATGGAAATCTAAGGCATATATTTCGCTATAAGTTTCGACAATGGCAATGGTCCACCATTGAAGTAGGAACTACTCAAGGTGGTATACCAGATAATGAATTTTGTACTCGTACCGGTGTATCAGGTTGGATAGAGTTTAAGAAGACAAGTATTTGGCACGTTCAAATCAAACCACTTCAGGTCTCATGGCTGGAGCGCCGTTGCCGGTATGGTGGCAATGCGTGGATCGCCGTTCGCCGGATACATAAAGATGGAGCAGATGAGCTTTGGCTAATGAAAGGAAGCCAAGCCCCTGATCTATATAAACATGGGTTAGAAGGGGTCTATGCCACGGTATGGGAGGGAGGCCCTAATGCATGGAATTATACTGAAATAGGAAATATGCTGTCAAGCTTTACATCCTAGTGGTGGTATGGTAAAATACTTTACATGCAACCATAGGGAGCTAAGCTAAGATGGCTATTAAACACTTCACATTCTCATTCAAGTTGGATGCTAAAGACCTACTTGAATATGTTACCGAGCGAAATGTTGCAGTTGAGATTCAGGCTTTCGGTACCAAACCCAAGCCTAAGCTTGAGACTCCTCCTAAACCACTTGCCCTCCCGGCCCCAACACAGTTTGGTAGGCAAGGAATGCAAAATGTTCTAGTTGCATTTGTGCTGGCACATAAGGAAGGGGTATCTATGGCAGGGCTGAAAGCCTTGTTTGAGCAAAGCGGGTATTCCCAAAAATCGCTAAGTAATGCCATCTACAATGCCCGTACAACTGGTCTGATCAAACGAACCGGCAATAATTTCAGTGCGAAATTTTATGCAACAGCCAAGGCTGTAAAGTTGACGGAGGTGGTTAATGGCTGAAGGTGGCATCCTTAAGCTAATTGGGTCCTACAACTTTGTTGAAAAGGACCCGGCTGTAGATCTGTTTATTGCACTTAGAAGGAAGGAAACCAAGCTAAGTGATGATGACTTGGCTGTTGTTGCTAAGCTCAACAGGTATACAGTCAGAAAACTGTACAGGGGTGATACAATCAGACCGGCACATCTGACACTCCAAAAGCTGGCGATAGCTATGAACCATCGCTGGCAACTAGTGCCAGCCACAGAGCCACTAAACTATGAAGTGGTGTTGCCCAAGGCTTGGGAAGCATATCATGAGCACGAAGCTGCGCTCAAGGCCAAGCGCATACGGCGCAAGAAGAAGGCAAACGGTCGTGCAAAAGCTAGGTAGGAAGTGCGAATGCGGGTCAGGACAACTGACCCGCTGGTACTATGATGCACGCAACATTGAATTAGAGCCAGCGTGCCCTGAGTGTTGGCCCGAGGTTAGCAAGAAATACCGGCCGGAAGTGCTAACTGACCCCAACTATGAGGCAGAGGAAGATATAGAATCAGATTAATATAGGCCAGATTCCAATTTTAGGGGAGGGGGCAGCATGGAACGCCATGATTATGATTTTGATTGGCTGGATGGTTTAGAACATAAAATGGTCTGTACTAAATGTGGTGATGTTGTACCGACTATAGAAGAAGCCTCTAAGAAAATGAGGATCAAATGCTGCCCCGGTTTCAACATCAAGAAAAAGCAGTTGAATTACTCTGGAAGCATGGGGTCTATGCACTCATTATGGAACAGGGTACAGGCAAGAGTCGACCTATTATTGATGATTGGCTCGCTCGTGTTGACTATGGTAATGCTGATGATCTGGTGGTACTGGCTCCTAAAGGTTGCTATCTCAATTGGATAGGTACCGCAGAAGAACCGGGAGAGCTTACCAAATGGGTTGAACCTGAACGATTAAAGAAATTGGCTATTGCTGCATGGAGAAACGATCGGGTGGCTTACCGGCGGGTATTGGATCGATTACTCTTAGTTACTGGTCCACGTTTTCTTGCTATGAATATTGAAGCTCTCAACACCAGTAAAAGTCCAGCTAGGAAATATTTGCTCAAATTTATTGAAGGTCGTAATGTCATTGGTGTAATCGATGAATCAACTACCATATGCCATGAGGAAGCCCAACGTACTCAGTTTATACTAGACGAATTAGCCGGGAAGTTTATGGCTCGGCGGATTCTAACGGGGCTGGTAGCTCCTGAAAGCC